GTTGATAACATCAGTTTCGTTATATTGTCTGAATGGTAGGGTTCTAAGTGCCATATATTTTGTTTATTAGATTGTTTATTGTTTGAGATTAGGAAATTACGATATTGTCTCTGCTAAATGCACTAGCAAATTTGTCTCTGAAAGATACTGGCTGCTGTGATTGAGCTTCGTTATTGTTTGGAAGAGTGACTTCAGAAGCTTTAGCATTGTCGAGAGCTTCTTGTGCAAGTTCTTCTGCTGTTTTAGTTTCGGAAGCGGTTGATACAGAAATTTTCTTAGCAACTTCTTCGTCGATACGAGCTTGAATTTGTTTTTCGAAAGCTGCTTTAGACTCTTTGTTTTTGTGTCTCCACATAATAGCGAGTTTTTCTTGATAAGAAGCGAAAGCTTCGTCTGACTTATCGAGTTCTTTCAAATCGGAAGCTAGTACTTTACGATCTTCGTCTTCAAGTTCATAGACTTGGTCGATAGCTTCCATACGGGTATTGAAGCAAGCAACAGCTTCTTCTTGTTTCTGGAAGTTTTCAAACTCTTGGATTTTCTCCTGAGTTGCTTTCATTTCGTCTTCCATTTTTTTCATGGATTTTTTCATTTCTTCTTTTTCCTTAGCCATTTCTTCTTTTTCTTTTTCGGCTTTGGTCATAGAATCACGGTATTCTCCGTCTTTCTTTTTAATTGCTTCCGCAAAGGTCTGTGTCATATTAGCAACAGCTTCTTCGGAAAATTTCTTTTCAATGAGTAAGCCTTTCAGTTCTGCAAGAATTTGTTCAATATCCATATTAGTTTCTTTTTTGTTTTTTACATCATCATTCTGCAAATGTGAAATAAAAGCGTTATTTTTTTTAGATAAAATATTATTTTTAATATCAAAATACACTTTCGCATCTCTTTTATCTTTAAAAGTGATACTATTTGAACTTGCATTTTCGGAATATAAACCTTTTACATCTGCTGCTGGTTTAGTTGTAAAACCAATACCAAGCGGGAAAATTTCTCCTTTAAGTAGTCTATAAACTTTAGTTCCATCTTTCATAGAACCATTGCCGCCATAAGCTTTAAGCATTGGTTTGATCTCATCAAAATGTTTTGGATCAATACGCTCAGCATCTTTTATATTTTTGCCACCGACTAAAATGTCGTATGCGCTGAAGCCAATTTCCCAGCTAGCAGAAATAGCTTCATGAAGTGTATCGAGTTCGTCAACCGATCTTTCAATCAATTTTACAAAGTCTTTATTTACTTGTTTATAAACAACAGCTCCCAAAGCAATATTGAAAGGATCTTTCATATCACGAACTTCTTCCGCTGAAAGAATCTTATTAGAGTCGTTATACTCACTGAATCCAGCATTAATAATATGACCTACAATATTTTCTTTATTATGTTCGATATTGGTAGGCTTATGTCTAAAGTTTTGAATTATTTGTGCCGCTAATACTGAATCAATACCATCATCATTCTTATTGAATTGATTAACTACCGCTGCATTAAAAGCAACACCAAGCAGGTCAATATTCTGTGAAAAGTCAATATCTTGCGGTAACAACGAACGCAAACTCTTGAGAGAAGCTTTTGAAATAAATGACTCTTCTTCTTTTGTGTAAGCAAGAATCGGCGAATCGAAGGAAGCTTTATATAGATAATCTTTTTTCATATATGAAATTAATCTTCGCCTTCTTCCATATCTTCTTCTTCTTCAGTTTCTTTATTTTCGTGAGAATCTGGATCAGAAGTTTTGTCCATTTTTCTAAGAATGGCTTTTTGAAGAGCTGGCGGAAGTTTTTTTTGCGCTGGTGTCAATTCTCCAGAATCACTTTTTTCCATAAGCATTGATTTCATTTTATCGAATTGCATTGCACAAGCTTTCATGGTTGATTCATCATCCATATCTGTAGTATCAATAAGAGATTTATCTTCTGATGCACATGTACTCATAAATGATTTATACATTGCCGCTTTCATATCGTCCATTTTAGCGAGCGATACTTCGACTTCTCTATTTTTAACTTCCACTATTTTTTCAAGTGGCACTTTAACGTCTTCTGGATTAATTTTCATTTTATTGGTTTTGTGAATGATATAGCAATGCCGCAGAATAATCGTCGTCTATATTAAACTCTGCTGCTGCTTCTAAAATCTCTGGTAAAGTAGACAAAGAAGCGATGTTCTCAAAGTCTTTTACACAAGAAGATGCGATTTCATCCCAACTTTCTAAATGACTTGAAACGACAACGGTCTCACACAGCTTATTTACCATTTCTTGTTGATTATCAGATAAGGCATCTATGGATAGCGAATTTTTCAAATCTCCTTCGATAGATGCGCGTAGTCCTTCGATCTTACCAACAATGCCGCGAATGTTTTTCACAGATATATTAGCTTTCGCGAGCGGAATACCAGTTGTGCCTTCTGGACGACCAGGAACTTTCGGCGTAGTGTTAATTGGCGATGTGGTATCTGGTTTTTCTGGTGGAGAAATTGTTGGAATACCGCCAACGATTGGATTGTAGTAACCATCTTTACGCTGCGAAATAAATTGCGGCTGAGAAGTTGCAATCTCTTCTGATTTTGGGAACTCTCCAGTATGAAACATATCCATACCTTGTTGTGGAGTGATAATACCCAATTCCATTAATCTGGTGGTAACGCGCATAAGCTGTGTTTTATCTCTGATATCAATATCTCTAAACTTAACAGTTGGATATTTTTTGAGACCAAGAGTTTTAGCTATTCTTTTAATTTCGGGTTGTAGGAAATCATTCAAAAACGCATTTCTAGCTTCTTTGAGTCTATCCAAAAAGATTTCCGCTTTAACTTCCGTCGAACTATACTTCTCTTCTCCAACAATAATGTTCTGAAGTCCTTGTTTAATGTCTTCATTGAGAACTTTATACTTTTCAGGACCAAGAACTTTATTTAAATCAGGAATAACGAAATCAGCTTTTGTGGTATAATCGGAAACGAGAACTCTACCGACACTTTCGTTTTTAAAGAGCTTCTGCATGGCAATCAAATTATTTGGGTTGATGCCCCCCTTCTCTGGTTCCGCTCCCATTGTAATCAATAGAATGACGTTCTCAACGGTACGAGTGATGGCTTGATCCATTTTTTTCAATTCAAGCTTGGCATTAATATCTTCCAATACTGGATAGCCAAATGGAACAGCAAACGGTTCGTAGTCTTGTTTTTTGTAGAAAGCGAAAATAATTTTGTTTGGATCAAGCTTGATTTTCAAGCCGTTTTGATAATAAGCTCCCTTTTGGATGTCTTGTCTTACATCTTCTGGAAGACCATTAAAGGTTTCTCTATCTTCATCGGAAACTGGGTTTTGCAAACGAGCTAGCTCATATTCAGAAAGGATTTTTTCATAAGCTCCTGTTTCGAAGCTGGAACCTCGTTTCGCCACGATATCAAACGGGTTCAATAGAATGTATCTGACGGGTACTTTATTAGAGGTTGGCTGTTGATCAGCAATTTGCTTAATTAGTTTCGTAAAATCTCCAGCCTGAATTGTGCCATCGACACGATAAAAGAAAATATTGCCACTACGATAAAACTCTCTAAAGAATTGATCTTTCAAATGCCATAGTTTGATTTTTTTAAACCATTCATTAAAGAAATCGCGACTTTTTTGCGAGCCACCTTCAAGATACAATTCGGTATTAGCGAACTCCGACATGATGTCGATAGAGTTTCTGAATACGGCTACGTTTGCATAGGCTTTTTGGCAAAGCTCGATTGCTTCGCGCACATTGACACCGTCCATAGCATAACTGTAAGGCAGAAGACCATTACGAATGCTGCTGAAGCGATCATGAGTTCTTGAGGTCGCAGCTCTATTTCTACGGCTACCACTGCGAGAAGAGCTGTCCACACGAGAATAATCATCACTGGCGAAAGAAGTGTTTAGCGATGCTTCTGCAACGTAAAATGGTTCACCGCACAATTCTGGCTCATATTGTTGGTGAGCCTGTGACATAATTTTTATTGGTTCTTTTGCAAATTGATTCCAATAATCAGATTTTTTATTATAGTGTCGCTTATCCATTACTCTATATTACACAAAAAAGTCTAAAAGTTAACTTTAAAAGTTAATCAACAAACATTGGGACAAATGTAACCTGCGCTGATGCCTCTGGAGTAGCCATCATATCGAAGTAGACATTCATGAGCCAATTGCCCAAAACAATAGCTGAGTAGGAGTCTTTCCTTGCTTTATCAGCGTTTCTCTGCTTCTTGAGATTGTAGGGTAAGTCAAAAGATTGGGAGCCGTTGGCAGTGGTCGATACTTGAATCAAGGCACATTGCACTTTCGTAGCGTCAATTGTATCTTTTAAATGTTCAATTAAGTCAATCTGTTTAGCGTAAGAATCTCCCTCATCATTGTATTTTGAGAAAGTGATCTCATCAATTGGTATGATCGCTGATTTTTGGCGAGAATAGTCATCATCCAGCGCAGTTCCCGCGAACCAAATCTTTTTATGATCGAACGCAGCTTGTAGCATTTCGTTGGCAGATCTAATCCATTGCGAGCTTGGTTTTCTCAGTATGCATATTTTTTTAGATTCTACATTATATTGGTTTCTAGCTGAGCGCAGATCGGCGTTGTAGTTTTGTGGATCGTCGAAATCAGAATCAATACATTGTATGTGAATACCTGCTTTCTTGAAGATTTCACTTTCATTGCAAGAGTTGATAAACTGAACGCCGCCGTTATAGTCGCCCACGATCATTTTGATATTGAAGTGCGTGTAAAGATAGTGAAAATAAAGAATATGTTTTTTTAAGTTCGCACCAGCTAAAGCGTAAGAATGAACTATCGTTCCCTATTTTTTTTCGGGGTTCAGTTT